GTTCGATAAAAGTGTAAACTGATATAAGTTTATGCAGCTTCCCAAGCTGAAGTTGAAGGATTCCAAACAAAATTTTCAACAGTATCGTCATCTATTACTGATGTTCCTATCCATCTTAAATTATCTTCGTCCCAAGATCTTGCAATCTCATTTCCTGTACTTCCTGTACCTTGATCTGGGTCGGCTAATGGTGCTTGCCAATCATCATTATCGTCTAATGTCCATGATGCAAATGGCTGAGCGTTAATAAATTTATCTTTGGAAGGATCATATACATGTCCTATTCCTGCATATTTTTTTCTAAAGCTTTTGTCACGAAAAGTCTGTTTCCAAACACCACCTAATTTATTAGCACACCATGTTTCACCATCAACATGCTTGGGATTTTCACCCAAGGGGCCAGCGGCTGTTTCTATATCATCTCCCACAACAATAACTCTTTTTACAACTAAATGTGTATCTGATGTAAATCCTGTTGGATCTGTTTTTGATTCTAATTCTGCAAAATGGGCCATATTTCTCCTAAAACATTATTAATAGTTTTTTAAATTAAAAAGTCAATGCTTATTTGATTTTGTAGTACGTCTTGAATCCTCTATAAAAAGTAGGAAGACCTAAAAATGGACGTTTATCAAACTGGTTTTCTTTAGCTTTTTTGGTTCCAGCTTTATTATAGTGAAGAAAAACTTGACCACAATTATCTCCAGTAAATTCTTCTCTCCAATGTTCAAGATCACATCCAGAATATATAAGCATGTCTCCAGGCTTAAGATCAACTTTAATACCAGCTTGACCTTTTTTTCCTGTTGGGTCTAAATAAATAGGCCAAAGATCTCCACCTAAATTTAAAGTAGTAGATATTTCACAAGCATATCTATCTTTATGTCTATGTAGAACATCGCCCTTTTTATAAATTCTTGCATAAGAATAAGTTTCACTTAATTTTAATTTAGTATGTTTTTCCATCACAGGTCTTACTTTTTGTAATAAAGTTTCCATTACTAAATCTCCATACTGAGAATATGTATTAGGAGCTTGCTGATCATTCCAAACACCCCAATAATCAGTAAATGGAGATATATATTTGTGATCAAATAAAAATCTAGCAACTTTTCTTTTATTTAAAAAATAAGAAAAAGCAAAATCTGCAATTTCTTTAGATATAGCTCCTCTTAATATTGAATATTTATTTTTTTTAAATGACATATTTTCCTCCTTAAAAATAATTAAAGTTTATTACCATTCTATTATTACAATTTGTAGAATTAGTTCCACAGTGTTTTTGGTTAGAATTAAATAAAACCATTCTATTACTCTTGCTTTCAACTTTTTTATCACCTATAATTGTATAACCGTTATTATCATTAATATAATATAAAGCAACCTTACATTTAAAATCTTGATCTACGTGTTCTTCAGATTTAATTATTTTATTATTTACAGGGTTTAAATTAGCTTTAATTCTAATTAAAGCATTAGGTTTTAATCTTTTAATTAAAGGGTTAAGATTTTTAAAATAGTTAGAGTTATAACTATAGTTTCCATAAAATATATGTACAAATTGATAATCAAACAATTTATCTTTTAGATCAACACAACCATTTTGGTAAAACCAAGGAAAGGTCTGAGATTCCATTAGAGTTTTTAAATTAAAGTGATCGTCTACAGATAAATAATTATCAATTATTTTAAACATTTTGTTTTGGTAATGCTTGTATATTCCAATGTATAAACCTAAAAGGTTCATATCCCATATCTACAGAATACATATGGGGCATAAAAGATGGAAAGAACATCATTGTTCCAGGTTTAACACTATAGTTAATTTGATTACTTGCATAAGTTATTTTATTAACGTCTTTTTCAGGTAAAAGATTCATCATATTTCCTGGACGTGGATCTTGAAATATAGGTCGAGATGTCGCATCACTTGCTTTTAAAAAATAAAAACCAGATATGTGTCCATTCCAATGTGTATGTAAAGTGTGGTGACCACCACCATCTTTAGCAAATTCTTGTACCCACATTTCAGTTATATGCATTTGATAATTTCTTAAATCAAAACCCATTTCATCTAAAAGATTATATGATGTTGCCGAAACATAGTCTCGTAACGGTTTAAAAACAGGGTCTATTAAAGGAGTAGAATGAAAAACATGTCCCATATCTCCTTTATTTCCGTATTCTTTATTTCTTTTATCTATGCTTTTTTTTAAATTTTTCTTAGCTTGTTTAATGTATTTGTCTGATGCTTTATTTAATTTTTTTACAAATTTAGGATCATGTGCAAACCATATAGGACATTTAAAATGGTCTTCTAAAAATAACTGTTTGGTAAAAATCATAGAAAAGGATGCCCTAGATTCCATATTACTAAACTGTGTCTAGACCCACTTTTAACAGGGCATACTCTATGCCAAACAAATGAAGGAAACACTACCAAAGATCCTTTAGGTAATATTTCTTTACATTTACGTATGTTTGGTTTTTTATCAGGATCATTGTTTCTAAAATCAAATTCTAGTTCACCACCAGTATAATCTTTACCCCCTTCGGATAAAGAAACTGTTACCGATAATTTTCTTATTTTACCTTTTGTGTTTCCAGCTTCATAAGGTTTCTCCCAACTATCGCAATGCCAATCATAGTATTGGTTTTTATTATATTTTGTAAATTGACAGGATTCAGAAAAATCCCATTGAAAATTCCAGCCACCATTTTTATTTGCAATATCAACATAGGGAAGAATTTCTTTATATACCCATCTTTCGTTCATCCAAACAATATCTGAATCTCTTTTTGATTTTAAATCTTTAATTTGTTTTTTATTTAATTTTTTTGGATCTTCAAAACCACCTGTAGTACCCATTCTATCTTGTAAAGATTTCCCATAACGCACAATATCATCACAGATACGTTTTGGAATTGCTGATTTAAAATACCAATAATAGTTTGCAAGATTCATATGTCTTTATACATATGTTTTATATTAATATAAATAAAAAGTAAAGATAAAATTATGAAATAGTTAAACAACCAGTAACTGTAAAAGTAGCTATCTTACAACCTGCTGGGTGAGTAGATGTGCTATTTGTACCAGGTGATACTGTTAAAGTTTTATCTGCAGGTGCTCTAATTATTACAATACCATCTCCGCCATCACCGCCATCTTTTCTTGTCGCAGTAGGTGGTAAAGCCGCAGATCCGCCGCCGCCACCGCCGCCGCCAAGACCATCAGTACCAGCTGTTCCTGCGCCACCTGCATTTGGTCCCGATCCGCCGCCATGACCGCCGCCGCCAGATCCGCCGCACCCTCCTTCGGGTCCACCGCATCCACCTGCGTTGTGTGATCCTCCACCACCGCCGCCACCAGCGTAAGTAGTACAAGATCCATTAATATTATTTACTACACCAGCGCCACCGTTTCCACCGGCATTTCTTTGTGGTCCAGGATTTGATTGTCCAGCAGCACCTATACCACCACCGCCAGCTCCGCCGGGTTGGTCAGCATGAGGTGGTAAAGTTTGAGCCGCACCATCATTTCCTTGAGGAGGAGTTACAGGAGGATTATTTCCTTCTCCACCTGCCATTGGTCCCGCAGGACATGTAGGTGCAGGTCCACCGCCACCAGCTCCACCGCCGCCAGATCCTCCATTTTGACCTGGTGCCTTGCTGGGGTTACCACCACCGCCGCCACCGCCGCCTTCAGAAGTTATTCCAAAAGGAGAAGGGGCTGCAAAACTTGAATTACCACCATCACTACCAGTTCTATGGGGTGCGCTATCACCTCCTGCGCCACCACCTCCAACTACAATTGGATAAGTACCGCAATTTTTTCCGGGGCCAATAGAAGATCCTCTAAGAGGTGCAGGTCCATAACCAGAAGTTCTATAACCTCCAGCTCCGGCGCCACCGCCGCCTCCACTATACCCAGAACTTCCTCCGCCACCGCCGCCAGCTACAACAAAATAATCAAAACTAAATGGAGGTACAACTGTACCGCCACCCATTCCTAATATTTGGTAGCCAAAACTTTTAGTTTTTGGTCGTGTGTTATTTTTTTTATTTTTACTTATTTTTAAAGATTCGT